GCAGGTGACCTCGTTGAGGCTGGTGCTGCGATCGTCAAAGGCCGTGAGCACCTGTTCGAACCGGTGCAGGTCAAATACAAGGCGGACAAGCCCAAGCCGCACGCCGCGCACAAGACTACGGGCTGACCGGTGGCTAGCTTCTCCGTCAACCGGGCGAAACACGCCACCTTGGGTGTGGCCACCGTGGATACGGTGACGTTCCCGGCCGGTTACGCCTACAACACGGTGCAGGTGGTGAACCGTGACGCCACCAGCGCCATCTTCTTCACCACGGACGGTTCAGCACCCACAGTAAACGGGGATGAGTGTTTCTGCGTAGCACCAAATAAAGAAGTCGTGGTCGGCCTCGGTGGTGGCGGCGCGGTCAAGCTGATCGCCGCCGCCGCGTCTGCGTACACCGTTCAAGCGAGGTAGGTGGCTGATGGCGATCGTCACGCTCGCCGACGCCCGCAGACACCTCAACTACTCCGACGACGACATCTCCGACGACGCCGAACTGCAGTCCTACGTCGACGGCATCACCTCCGTGGTGGAGGACTACAAAGGCGAAACCATCGAACCGGTTTCGGTTGTCGACGAGATCGAAATCTGGCCCTCCTACTGGTGGCAATACCCACGGTTCCGCCTGTGGTCGCCGCCGATCATCTCCCTCACATCAATCGTCTCGTGGGATGGGGCGACCACCTGGAACGTCGCCGATATGCGGGTAGCGGCGTCCGGGTCTGGGCTGGTGCGGATCATGCGCGGCCCACCAGTGTCCGGCTTGGTTGTTGTCACCTACCAGGCCGGGTACACCGTGGTCCCACCTCGGAACAAACTGGGTGCGCTACTCATCGTGCAGCATTTGTGGGAGTCGCAACGCGGTGTCGGGCTTGGGGCCGGCGGGGTCATCGGCCCCGAAGAACTCCATGAACGTGGCCTCGGTGGCGCGGGCGCGTCGTTCTACACCCGTAAAGCTGTTGAGGCGTTGGGGCCGGGTCGTCCGGTGATCGCCTGATGGCGTGGGGCACCACCGTCCCAGCCGCGAAGGCCGCACTCACGTCGATCTTCGACGCGGCGTTGGACATTACCGTGCAGAACAGTCGCGGCATCGGCTCGTCCGGTGCCCGAGACGTGCTCATCGTCGGCTACCAATCCGAAGACGTGCCCTCCGTTGAGGGCCGGTTCACTGCCGAGAAGTTCGGTGTTAATCCGCTCCGTGACCAGTATGTGATCCATAACCGGATCATGGTCGTCAAGGGTTCCGCCGACATTCTGAAGGCCGAGACGCGGGCGTTCGCTCTGCTGGCGGGCGCAGGTGCGACCCTCGCCGCCAATCCGACACTCACCGGCCTGGTGATGGTCGCGTCGGCTGGCGCTTATTCGCTGATCCCGTCGCAGGACACCCGCGGGGCATACGTCGTCCTCCAATTCGATGTCGACATTAACGCTTTCACCACCGTCTGAAAGGGCCTTTCCATGGCGCTAATCACCTCGCAGGCTGTAAACCAAACCGGGCCCGCAACCACCTACACGGCGGTCAACGCGTCGGACACGTTCGTCCCAGGGGATCAGCTTTTCCTTGACATCAAAACGACCGGCACGACGATCACCGTGACCGTGGCGAGCCCGTCCTCAGCGTCCAGTGCTTGCAACTTTGGTGTCAGCGGCACAGGCCACAACTTGGTGCTGTCGGCGACCGGCACCGCGCAGTACAAGCTGGGCCCGTTGACCGCGGCCCGGTTCGCGGACCCTGTGACGGGGCTGGCTACGGTCACCTATTCGCCGACGACTGGCTGCACCGCTGCGCTGGTGCAGTTCTGATGGGCGATGTGTGGCTGGGTCACGAGGGGCTCGAGCAGAAGATCTGTGTCGACTCTGCGGCGGTTCACCACTATGTGGTGACTGGCTGGTACGAGACCACCGCACCGGATGAGTCGACGACCGCTGAACTTGACGCGCAGATCCTCGCCGTCGGCAATCCTGAGCCAGAGCCGGTTGATTACACCGGTTGGTTGAAGGTGGATCTGGTCGCTGAGGCGGACGCCCGCGGGTTGGATATCACCGGCACGAAGGATGAGCTGATTGCCCGCTTGGATGGCAGCGATGTGACCGCAACCGAACCAGAGGAATCCGCAGCCGAATAGAAAAGACGGCAGGTTCGCCTGCCGTCTCTCCTACCGGGCGGCTAGCCCGGAGTGGCGCCGAGCGCCAGCTCACCAGTGACTTAACGCCACTGGCGCGTCCCCAGCGTAACAGGCCCCGAATCTCGGGGCTTTTTTCATGCCCCGAAACGCCGTCTGTAGGAGACCAGCATGGTCGCAACCCCGATCGCCACCCCAGCGTTCTACGTTCCGCTCTCCATCCGCAAAATCAACTGGTACCCGGCGGTCGCGAACCTGAACTCGGTGACCCGCGCCGAAATCAACGCCGGCACCGACCTCAGCCCAGCGATCCCCGACGATGGGGTGACCGGGTGGACCGTCAAAGCCGAATTCGCGGACGCACCCACCTTCCTGGGTGGGTTCACCGCGAAAGTCGCGAAGAACCAGATCAGCCCCGAAGATTCGGCCCTGGACTTCTACATGTCGTCCACGTCGGCGGACGTACGTACCCTGCTGCCCCGCGGCACCGCCGGCTATATCGGCATGTTGTGGGAAGGTGACACCGCCGGTAAGAAGATGACCACTTTTCAGGTGGCGGTCGCTGCGCAGTCACCTCAACCTGATGGTGGGAATCCGGCGCGGATCACGATTCAGTTCGCGCTGTTCGGGTTCGGTGAGATGAGCACGATCCCAGCCTGATGGCGGCTGATGCCCGGGTCACCGGCGCGGATGATCTGCGGAAGCTGGCCGGGAGGCTGGCGAAAGCTGATCTGGTGCCAGAATTCGACCGCGAGCTACGCCGGGTCGGCGGCCCGATCGTCACCGATGTGCGCTCCCAGATCGCCAGAATTCCGAGTTCGGGCCGGAAACACACCGGGCTGCGGGCCGCGATGATTCGGGCAACCGGCCAGTTGGTGACGGTGTCGAAGCAGGCGGTCAGGTTGCGGATACAAACCAATCCAGGCGCGATGCCACCGAATCAGCGGGCGATGCCAGCGGCTCTCGAGTCGCAGGCGTTCATTCACCCGGTGTACGGGCATCAGTGGCGGGTGGTGCAGCGGGGGCATCCGTATCTACGGCCCACGGTGCTGCGGCATTTGCCGCAGGCGCGGTCGGCAGTAGTGCGGGCCGCCGACAGCATGGCCACGAAACTGACCCGCCGTTAGGCGTAGGTGTTGACC